ACCCCCAAGACCAGCGATGCCGTCTTGCATCAAGACGGCAAGCGCGTGCTCGACGCCGCCGGCGAGACAGTCGAGGACAGCGTGCATTGGCGCCGTCGCGAAGCCGAAGGCGAGGTCGAGATCGCCCCGGCAATTCAGCCCGGCGCTTCGGAGACCGGGGCCGTTAGCACACGCGCCCCGTCCAAGCCGCGCTAACGCGCCCCCTCGAACGCACAGGCCGAACAGGAGCCAATCCCATGCTTACGTCCAGCGCCTTCAGCCAGATCCCGATTTCGATGCGCACGCCCGGCGCCTATGTCGAGGTCGATCCCTCGCGCGCGGTGCGCGGGCTTCCCATCCAGCGCCACAGGGCGCTGATCGTCGGCCAGCGCCTGGCGGCGGGCAGCGTGCCCGCCGGATCGGTGCGGCTCATCTCGAACGTGGACGAAGCGAACGCCTGGTTCGGGCGCGGCTCGCAGCTCGCGGCGATGGTGCGCGCCTTCAAGCAAGTGGACACCTACACCGAAACCTACGCGCTTGCCGCCGACGATACGGGTGCAGGCGTGGCGGCCACCGGCACGCTCACCTTTACCGGCCCTGCCACTGCCGCCGGCACGATCGAGATCTATGTGGGCGGCGCCAACATCGAGGTCGGCGTGGCCTCGGCCGACACTGCGACGATGATCGCGACGGCCACGGCCGCCGCGATCAATGCCAACCTCGATCTGCCCGTCACGGCCGCGTCGGCGGCCGGCGTGGTCACGCTAACGTGCCGCCACAAGGGCGAACTCGGCAACGCGATCGATGTGCGCCACAGCTACTGGCCGGGCGAAGCGCTGCCGACAGGCGTGGCACTCGCGATTTCCAACGTGGCGGGCGCGGCTTTGTCTGGCGGCACGTCGGACCCGGCGGCCGCCACTCTGATCGCGGCGATGGCCGACGACCGGTTCGACACGATCGTGTGGCCGTGGACGTCGTCGGGCAGCTTGACGGAACTCAAGAACAATCTCGCGCAGCGCTTCGGCGCACTCGTGATGAAAGAGGCGCACGCGCACTCGGCCGCGCGCGGCACGCTGTCGGCCCTGCAGACGCTCGGGCTTCTCCACAACTCGCCGCATCTGACGATCTCGGATGCCGGCAACGAGCCGACCACGCCGTGGGTCAAGGCCGCGCAGATCGCGGCACGCGACGCGTTCGAACCGGACCCCGCACGCCCGCGCCAGTATCTGACGCTTCCGAACGTCATGGCGCCGGTGCGCGAGTTGCGACGCACGCGCGGCGAGCGCGAGACGCTGCTGGCGGCCGGCATCGCGACCACGATCGTCGGCGACGACGGCACCGTCGCCATCGAGCGCCTGGTCACGACCTACAAGACCAATCCGGCGGGCGCATCCGACACGGCCTATCTCGACGTCGAGACGATGCGAACGTTGGCATATCTGCGTTGGTCGATGCGCACGCGCATCCTGCAGCGGTTCCCGCGCCACAAGCTTGCGGGCGACGACCATCCGGGCGGCCTCACGATCGCGAGGCCGAAGGACATCGTGGCCGAGCTGGTCGCGTTGTTCGTGCAGTGGCAGGAAGCGGGGCTCGCCGAAAATCTCGACCAGTACAAAGCCGATCTGCAGGTCGTGCGCGACACAAGCGATCCCAACCGTCTCAACGCGCTCGTCCCGCCCGACCTCGTCAACCAGTTCCGCACCTTTGCGGGGCTGCTCCAGTTCCGCCTCTAACGAAGCCCAGCTCTAATCAAAGGAGACGCACATGGCGTCAACCAACGCACGGGTCAAGTCTATGTCCGGGTCGGCGGCAATCTGCTGCCGTCGCTGCCCGGCGCCACGCTCAAGGATTTCGCGGGCGTCAAGCGCACGCCGGTCGTCGGCACCAAGGTGCACGGCTTCATGGAGGAAACCTTGGTGCCGACCATCGAATGCGAGGTCAGCCACGGAGCCGACGTGTCGGTCGATACGCTGATGAAGATCGTCGATGCGACCGCGACGTTCGAATGCGACAGCGGCCCGACGTTCGTTCTCTCTAACGCCTGGGTTGCCGAAGCGTCCGAGCTCAAGGACGGCAAGCTCAAAGTCGTCATCAACGCCAAAGCCTGCGTCGAGCAGGGCGCGAGTTAACGAGCCAAAGAAAAACCGCCCTAACTAAGGAGTGCAACCCATGTCCGACGACAAGCCGCGAGCCGCGCCCGACACCGCCCAGCTCAACACCAGCGTGCCCGAAACGATCAAGCTCGTGCTCAAGCACCCGATCCAAGTCGAGGGCAGACGCGTGACGGAACTCGCACTGCGCACCGACGTGCGCGCGCGCGATTTCTTCGCGGGCGACGGCGTCAAGGGCGAGACCGAGAAAGCCGCGCGCATCTCGGCACGCCTCGCCAACGTGCCACCGTCGGCGATCGGCGACATGCGCGCCGAAGACTTCGTGCGGCTCATGGAGATCGTCGGCCCTTTGTTGCTGGGTGGCCCCGCGACGTCGGCGACGTCGCCGGCGACGTCGCCCTGATCGTGAAATTCGCCGCGCGCGAGATCGGGGATTTCACGCGCGAAGATCTGATGTTCTGGCACGGCCAGGCGATGCGCGTCTCGAAGAAGGATTGAGCTCATGTCGAGCATGACGGTCCAGCTGATCCTGCAGGCGATCGACAAGGCCACGGCCCCGATCGCGGCGGTCGGCCGCGCGCTCGACAAGGTCGGTCAGGTTCCGCGCGCCGTCGCAGCTTCTTTGGGCAAGCTCGGCCAGGATGTAGGCCTCGCCAACGTGGCAGCGCGTGCGCGTGTGGCTGGCGACGCGTTGGGCCAAGTCGGCATGGCGGCGGCCGGTGCGGGCCTCAAGCTCGCCGCGTTGGGCGGCCTCGGCGGCGGTGGGCTGATCGGCCTCACGCGTGCGACGGCCGACTACAGCGAGCAGATTTTGATGCTATCGGAAAAGACCGGCATTGCCACGGGCACGTTCCAGCGGCTCGCCTTCGCGGCCGAGCAGTCGAGCGTGGGGCCCGAGGCTTTTGCTGACAGCATGAAATTCTTGAACCGCAACATCACGTCGGTATTGACCGGCAGTGCCGAAGCCGAAGAGGCGTTTCGGGCAGCCGGCATCGGCATCAAAGATGCAGCCGGCAACGTCAAGACTGCCGACGCGATTTTCCTGGAGCTGTCCGACGCCTTCAAGAGTTCGTCGAACGCGGCGGCAAAAACGTCCGTCTCGATGTCGCTGCTGGGCCGTGCCGGCAGCGACATGATTCCGCTTCTGAATGGCGGACGCGGCGCCATCGAAGATCTGATGGGCAGAGCCGACGCGCTCGGCCTGGTGCTGGGCGAAGACGCGATCAAGTCGTCCGAAGCGTTCGGCGACAAACTAAGCCAGCTTTGGCAGGTGCTGCGCGCGACAGGTATCGCGATCGGCGCCGTACTGATCCCGCATCTGGAACCGCTGGTCGATCGGCTTGTCGAGCTGTCGGCCGCCTTGAAGCCGATCGTCGCCGAGAAGATCGAAGCGTGGTTCCAGTCGCTGGGCGACGTCGTGCCCGTGGTGATCGAAGGACTAGGGGCATTTTGGAATGTGCTTCAGAAAGTCGGCTCGGCGGTCGCATTCGTCGGCGACACGTTCGGCTACGGCACCACGATCGCGGTCGCATTGGGCGCGATGGTGGCCGGTCCCTTGGTCGTGGCCTTCGCCAATCTCGCACTCGCCAGCACCCTGCTTGGCAGCTCGCTCGTGTCGGTCATCGCCAAGCTCGGCGCGCTCGTCGTGATGCCGGCCGCCGCCGCGATCGGAGCGCTCTTCACCGCAATTCGCAGCGGTATGGGCATCATGGCGGCGTTCAATGTGGTGCTTGCCGCCAATCCGATCGGCCTCATCGTCTTGGCGCTCGCGGCCCTCGGCGCTGCGATCGCGGCTGCGGTGATCTATTGGGATCCGCTGATGGAGGTCTTCGACCGCGTGGCCGCGTCGGTCAAGAGCTCGCTGGGTGCGGCCTTCGAATGGCTCGGCAATCTCTTCGACGCGACGTTCGGCCGCATCGTCACGAGCGTCAAAGGGCTTACCTCGCTGCTGCCCGAGAGCTTGCGCAAGTCGCTGGGGCTTGCGGCACCGGCGGCGAATGTCTTGTCCGGTGTCGCGGCTGCAGCACCCGCCAAAGCACTCACGGCTGGCCAGGCGCCGGCGGCGAGCCTGTCGGCAAACGGCGGCAGTTTGCAGAAGCTCGCCAACCCAACGCAGGCCGTGGACGGGCAGATCGTGATCCGCCTCGAAGGCGACACCGACCGCGCGCGCGTCGAGAGAATGCAAAGCAGCGGCGGCGTCGAGCTCCGGCTCGATCTTGGCGCCACGATGGTGATGCCGTGAGGAAGACGCCATGACCGGGAGCATTTCAAACACGCTCCAGACCGGATCGTTCCGCGGCGTGCCGTTCGAATGCGCGCTCCAAGCGAGCGACGAAACCGGACGGCGCCTTGCCATCCATCGCTATCCGCAGCGCGACGAAGCCTACGCCGAGGATCTCGGCCGCAGACAAGAACCGTTCGAAATCGAAGCGATCGTGACGGGTTCCAACTGGCTCGACGACGCCAAGAAGCTCTACGAGGCGTGCAGCCGACAAGGTCCCGGCGAGCTCGTGCATCCTTGGCTCGGGCTGATGCGGGTCGTTTGCCTATCGGCGAAGCGCGTTTTCAATGCGCGCGAGCGCGGTGCTGCCAAATTCACGCTGCAGTTTTTCGAAGCGGCCGACAACGTCTATCCGGCCGCCGTGCAGGATACGGGCGTTGCCGTGCGCGAGGCGGCCGATGCTGCGATCGAGCCCGCGCGCATCGAGTATTCGCAGGCCGTCTCGACCAAGGGGCAAAGCATCGTGCGCGAACGGCTGCGCGACCGCGTGGCCGACATGCGCCAATCCGCGACGCGCGCCTTCGCGGACTCGCGCAACTCGATTTCGCTCGATGGCGCTTTTGATGGCGATACGCTCGATATCGGCCGCGACGTGCTCGGTGCGAGCGACGATGCGCTTGGCTTTGCCGAAGGCACGCTGCGCAGCGCAAGGACCGGCGGACGCGGCGGCATGTCGAGCCTTTCTTCGCTGTTGCTGGGCGACTATGCCGATCTTGTCGATCGCCCGGCCCAGCTCGCCAACCGCACCGCGTCGATCGCGCGCTTGCTCGGCTACTCGAAAACCGATCCCGCTGCCGGTGCCCGCAGCTTGCGCAGCTGGAACGAGCCCTATTCCGGCCAGCGCGCAAGCTGGACGACGCCGCCGCGCACGGTGGGTCAGGCGCAAAGCGTTTCGGGCGCCACGGCGACACGTTCGCAGGCCGCGCGCAACGAGCGGGCGCTGGCCGAGCTCGTGGACCGTGCGGCGCTGGCGGCCGAGGCGCGGCGCGTGCCGGAATACGAATTCGCCAGCCGCGAAGAAGCGCTCGCCTATCGCGACGATCTGAATGCGCGGCTGATGGCGGCTGCACGGCGGGCGGCCGATCTCGGCGACGACGGCAGTGCGGCGGCATTGACGGCACTGCGCAACGCGGTGGCGCGCGATCTCAATGCGCGCGCGGGCGACCTGTCGCGCGTTGCGAGCATTCGCCCCGCCAGCACGCAGCCGTCGTTG